GAAATGACATTTCAGCAACAAACACACAAGGATTTGATTTAAGTACAGGAACCGCAAGTGGTTCAGTTGCTTATAAGAGAGCATTAAATGCAATCTCAAATCCAGATGAGTTTGACATCAACATGATAGTGACACCTGGTGTTATTCATGAATATCATCCATCAATAACCAACAAAGCTATAGATGTTGCAGAAGCGAGAGCAGATGCATTCTATGTTATGGATGGTTCAAGATGGGGTCGTTCAGTAGATAACGCTATCCAAGATATTAAGGCATTAGATACTAACTATGCAGCAACTTATTATCCATGGGTCAAAATCCAAGATGTTAATTCAAACAAACCAACATGGGTTCCACCATCAGTTGTATTACCAGCGGTAATTGCAAATACTGATAGAGTTTCTCATGAATGGTTCGCACCTGCAGGTCTAAATCGTGGTGGTTTAGGTCAGTTTGGGGTATTAGAAGCAAAAACAAGATTGACTCATTCAGAGAGGGATGACCTTTATGAAAACAGAATCAATCCAATCGCTTCATTCCCTGCACAAGGTGTAGTTGTGTTTGGACAGAAAACACTTCAAGGAAAACCAAGTGCTCTTGACAGAATCAATGTAAGAAGACTATTAATTAGACTTCGTAAGTTCATTGCTTCTTCTTCAAGATACTTAGTCTTTGAACAGAACACTGCAACTACAAGAAATCGTTTCTTGGGTATTGTGAATCCGTTCTTAGAACAAGTTCAAGCAAATAGTGGTTTAACTGCATTTAGAGTAGTAATGGATGAATCAAACAACACACCAGATGTTGTTGATAGAAATCAGTTAGTAGGTCAGATATTTATCCAACCTACAAGAACTGCTGAGTTCATTGTACTTGACTTCGTAGTACAACCAACAGGAGCAACATTTCCTGAGTAAGTTTAACTTATAAAGTGACTTATAATAAAAAACCCCAGTCTTACGATTGGGGTTTTTTTGTTTATGTTTGACTTTATAATGTGTTCATTTTATATCACTTCCTTTAGTTTTTTAATAAATTCTTTGAATAATTTCTTCTACTTCTTCATCGGTAAAACCAACAACATTATAACAATTTAAGAAGTCATAAATAGTAAAGAAGTCAGTATCATCTAATAGGTTTTCATAACCTTGTTTATTACCACCTTCATTAAAAGCCAAAGTTTCTCTTTTATTTTCATAGAGATTAACTATAGCAGTTTCTTGTTGTTGTGTAAACATCTCAATATTTTGTTCTATTTGTTCTTTTGTAAATCCTTCGGTAAAATTTGGTATTGTTAAATTTGTAATCATAATCATATTCCTTTCATTTCTATCTTTAATCACATAATAATATACTAAGGATAAACATCAATGTCAAGCTTTTTTCTTAAAAAACTTCAAAAAAACTTCTAAGATTATAATATTATTGTAATACACTTTTTTCACTTTCTTTATATTTATTAATGTAATAAGTAAACTAGCCTAATTGGAGAAAGAAAATGGCCGAACTAATAGACCCAAATGAAATTTTTTATACCCCATTTGAACCTAAAACGAAAAATAGGTTCATCATGTATATTGATGGAATACCAGCATATCTTGTAAAGACAGCTAATAGACCAACAATAACTTTTGAAGAAATTGTATTAGAACATATCAATGTTAAAAGATATGTCAAAGGTAAAGGTGCATGGGAGACTTTAGAAATAACTCTCTATGACCCAATCGTTCCAAGTGGTGCACAAGCAGTAATGGAATGGGTAAGACTACATCATGAATCAGTAACAGGTCGTGATGGATATTCAGATTTCTATAAAAAAGATATTACCTTTAATTTATTAGGGCCAGTAGGTGACAAAGTTGAAGAGTGGACATTGAAAGGTGCAATGATTCAATCTGCTAACTTTAATGATTTAGATTTCGCAAATGGAACAGATGTTGCAGATATCAGTCTTACATTAAGATACGATTACGCAATATTACAATTCTAATAACAAACGGAGACATATGAAAATGTGGGAAATATTCAAGGATGACAATGAGTACAATGAGAAATCAATAATTGGTTTCGGTGCATTTACAATAATGGTTATTTTCGCAGGTGCAGATGTTGTTACTGGTATCATGGGTAAAGATTTAGTTATCAATGATGTAGTGTACAATTCATTCCTATTCACTACTTTAGGTAGTTTTGGAATCGCAGGTGCAGAAAAAGTTCTTGGAAATAAAAAATAATTAAGATTTTTTAAAATTCAAAAATAGTTATAAATATATGGTTTTAAATTCAATTCTTAATCAAGGAGATTAATAACATGGCAGAAAATCAGTACGCATTTCCTACTGAAGTGCTATCTTTACCATCAAAGGGATTATTGTATCCCAAAGATAGTCCTTTAAGTAAGGGAGTGATTGATGTAAAATACATGACAGCAAAAGAAGAAGACATCTTAACATCACAGAATCTTATACAACAAGGAGTTGTGATTGATAGATTATTAGAAAGTGTTATTGCAACACCAGGAGTTAAATTAGAAGATTTACTACTTGGTGATAAGAATGCAATAATGATTGGGACTCGTGTTTTAGGATATGGTAAAGATTATCCTGTAACATTAACAGACCCAGATACAGGTGAAGAAGTAGAAACAGAAGTTGATTTAACTAAACTTGAAAATGTTAAGTTTGACGAATCAGTATTCAAGGGTGAGAATAAGTTCTCATATGAATTACCTAATTCAAAAACATCAATTGAGTTCAAATTGTTAACACACAAAGATGAAGTTGAAATTGATTTGTTACTACAAGGTTATGAAAAGGCAACACAACTTACAGGTGTAAGTAATGAGTTATCTCTTCGTATGAAACACCAAATCGTTTCAGTTAATGGTAACACAGACCAAAAGGAAATTGATAATTTTGTAGATAATCAATTCCTATCTTTAGACACTCGTGCATGGAGAAAATATGTGAAGTCAATTCAACCTGATGTAGAAATCAGTATAAACTACAAGAGTAAAGTTGGTAAAACACACAGAATACCACTCTCTCTTGGGATTGACTTTTTTTGGCCAGCCGGCGAGTAACAGGCCGGCAATACACGAAGAAGTCTTCAGTCTAATATATTATGGACAAGGTGGGTTTACTCACTCAGAGGCATATAATATGCCCATTCCGCTCAGAAGATTCTATTTACAACAAATAGTTAAGTCTGTAGATGAACAGAAAAAAGAAATAGAAAAGACCCAAAAGGGTGATGGTGGAATTCAGATGCCACAATTCAAAAAGTAATGGTTCTTGATATTTATTACTGATAAAACAGGAGTCAAAATGTCTAAAATAGTAATCAAAGAAAAAAAAGTGATAAGAGAATTTATTGGGTCGTTGTTCAAAGCGATTGGACAAAGGAAAGCCAAAAAAGATGTTATCAAAAAGATTTCAAAAGACCCTGTAATCAAAAAGAGTCTAATCCAAATAAATAAAATTGACCAACAATTAGAAAAGTATCTTGATAAGAAAATGGAAGACCCAAATTGGGTATCAGATATGGAAGATTTAGGATTTGATACAGACTTACTAAAATAATTTAAATAAATAATCGGTTATAATAATTTAAATTGAGAACCTATGGCAAATTCAGACAAAGCAAAGAAAAACTTTGAAGACATAAAAGAGTCGGTAAAAGAAACTCAAGATTTCATTAAGGAAATGTCCAAAGAATTTCCTGATGTAATTAACTACGCCAAAAGACTTGCAGCAACTTTCTCAGATGCAAAAAAATTATCAAGTGACCAACTTGACACCTTAAAGAAAACTAATGATATCACAAGAGATATATTAGGTAATCGTAAAAATATACATAAAGAAAGTTTTGAAACAAAAGATTTAGATGAATTATCTGCAAAATATGCAAAAGAAGGATTAGGTAATAGAAAGAAAATCCTTCAAGTATTAAAACACGAACAAAGAATCCAAAAATCCATAAATAACCAAATCAATGCATCGGCAAACGCTGCAAAGAAATTTGGAGATAATATTACAAGTGGTGTACAATCAATACCATTCTTTGGTAGTTTTTTATCTACTGCACTTGGGTTGGATAACTTAGGTAGTGATATAAGTGATAGTTTAAGAAAAGGGATGGCTCAAAATAAACAAAGTTTTTATTCTGCTGGTGGTTTCGTAGGTGAGGCACTTGGTAGTGGTATAACAGATATGTTTAGACAAAAAGAACTTGATGAAAAAGATATATTAAATATTGATAAATATAAAGCATTTCTTACTGGAGTAAATCAAGGTAAGGTTAATCTTACTCAAGAAGAATATGAAGCTGTAACAGATGTTAATAAAGGGTATAAATATTTTAGAGACAATATTCTTAAAGTTAAGAAAAGTTTTTCAGAATTAGAACCAGTACAAGAAAAAGTTAATAGATTATTTGAAGATTTAAGAAATCCAAATAAAGATGGTTTATTTGGTGGTATGTTTTCATCAGTAAAGGGTACAAGAGACATTGGGTCAATAATGAGTATGGTTGGAAATTTATTTATAACACAACCATTCCAAAGAATGTTAGGTAATAGAGGTGCCTTAATGGGTAAAGTTGTGGGTGGTTCATTTGTAGCTGCATTTGGTGTAATTATAAGTAAAAAATTCGGACAAGGATTTCAAGCACTTACAGGTACTAATTTTTTAAGAAGTTTCCTACCAGGATTTGAAGCCTTTAGAAGTAACTTTGGTGATGTAAGTAAATTCAGTACAACAACTGCATTTAACACTGCATTAATGAAATTTTCATTTGGAGTATCTGCAGATGATTCATTAAAACTTGCAAAACAGATGTCTATAATATCAGGACTATCTGTAGAGAGTGCACTTGCACAACAGAGGTCAATTGCATTTCAAGCTAGAATGGCAAATGTAGTACCACAAGATGTTATCAAGGATATGGCAGATAATCATGAGTTGATTGCAGAGTATTCTAAAGATGGTGGTTTGAACATGGCAACTGCAGCGATTGAAGCTCGTAAACTTGGAATGAGTTTAAGTGATACTTCAAAGATTGCATCATCATTATTGAATTTTGAAAGTAGTATTGAGAGTGAATTAGAAGCCTCATTATTAATCGGTAGACAATTAAATCTTAATGAAGCTCGTAGACTTGCAATTACAGGTGACCATGCATCTTTAATGAAAGAAATTGTAAGACAAGTTGGAAGTGAAGAATCACTACAACGAATGAATGTGATTCAAAGAAAGGCACTTGCAGATGCAATTGGTGTTGAAGTTTCTACATTACAAAAAATAACTCAAGGTGGTCGGGTTAGTTTTAAAAATGATGCCATTGATAAAATGGTAAGTGTATATAATAAGTCAATACCATATCTAAAATTTCTTGGTGTTGGTGGATTAGGTCTTTATATATTTAATTTAGGTAAAACTTTGATGAATGCATACCGAGCAACATTCCAAAATACGGTTGCAACTGATAGAAATACCATGGCACTTTATGGTGGTGCAGTTGGTGGTGGTCGTGGTGGTGGAGGCCCAATGATGTTAGGTGGTAAACGAGTAGGTAGATTAACCAAAGGTGGTGTACCTGATATGAGAGACCCTGTTAATAAAAAATTATTCGGTAGTGTTGCAAATAGAAATGCACAATATGGTATGAATAATTTAAGTAGAAGTATGGGTGGTGCATCAAGACTTGCAGGAGCAGGTAGATTATTAGGAACATATGGTGGCCCAATCGCAGGTGCGATGGGAGCAATGGACTTGGCAGGTGGATTACAATCAGGAAACACTTCACAAACAAGAAGTGGAGCCTACACTACAGGAGGAGCTGCAGTAGGTGCAGCAGTTGGTTCAATTGTACCAGGAGTTGGAACCATGATAGGTATGGGTATTGGAGCATCACTTGGATATGTGGGTGGAGCAATACATAACTTTGTGGCATCACAAAACAAAAATAATAGTAATACTGGTGGTATGGTTGACTTATTATCATCCATAGATAGAAAGTTAGAAAAACAAACAATGGCAATCAATGACCTTGGTGGAAGTATATAATGAGTTTATTAGATAAATTAAAAACAAATTTAAGTTCATTTGATTATTCAAAAGTAGGAACTACTAAAAATTATGATAATATAGAACCGAGTTCTTTTCAATCAAAAGGTATATCAGATTTAAATCCAAATAAGGGTGGTATTCATGATGCAACAAGAGAAAAGATAATCTCACCTAATTATAATCAAGGTAAAACTCAACCATATACATTATTTGATGAACCACAAAAAAATGATTTCATTCAACCAAATTTTAATCCATTTTATATCAAAGATGGAGACCCAAAAAATCAAAGTATTTTAACAAGTGAAAAACAAACCATGAGTGGTATAACATTTAATGGTAAGTTTTCATCTGATTGGTTTACACCAAATTTTAATCCATTTCATCCAGACCAAAGTATTTTAACAAGTGAAAAACAAACCATGAGTGAAACAAACTGGCCAGGAGGTACTAATTTTATTGATACAGATGGGAAACATTCAAAAGGATTCACATTAGATAGTCAAGAAGGAATGCGTTCTCAATTCATTGGTGTTAACAAAGATGGAACCGAGTTCACACAAACTGGTGGAAAATACGATATTGATGGTAGTTTCAAAGGCCCTGTTAATTTTATTAATGAGGGACATGCAAAAGGATTCAAATTAAATAGACAAGAAAGAGACGAATCTCAATTTGTAGGTGTCAGTAAAGATGGAATTGAGTTCACACAAACTGGTGGAAAATATGGGATTGATGGTAGTTTTAAAGGCCCTGTTAATTTTATAAGTGATACACATGCAAAAGGATTCACATTAGAAAGTCAAGAAAGAGGCCCATCACAATTCATAGGAGTTCGTACTGGTGAACCAGTTGGTCTTGAGTTTCATAATACCGGTCTAAAATATGAAATGAGTGGTGTTACTTTTCCAGGTCCTGTTAACTTCTTTAAAAACACACATGCGACAGGATTCACATTAGAAAGACAAGAAAAAGACCCAACAGAATATATTGAAGATATAAGTCTTTTTGACGATGGAGTTGGTACATTGGGTATACCACAATTTATTCAAGATGGTACATTCCAAATAAAAGCGATAGATGGAGTTGACCCAAATAAAGGTGGAATCCATGGTGTTACAAGAGATTCAGTTGCACCATTCGTATTTGGTGGTCATAATCTCTCAATACTTGAAAATCAAACTATTAACGAAATTTCAGAGAATATGTCAGATGTCAATTTAGTTGATGTAGACCAAGGTTATGGTGGTAGTACAGAAGTTGGTAAAGGTCAAATAATAAAATTAGGAGATATCTCATTAACAGGAGATAAGTTTGATGTTAAACAACAATTTGGACAATTCATTAATCAAACTATTGCATCGGAAGAATTTCTTGATAGTGCATATGATAAATTTGGTGGTCATAGAGCACTTAGAGAACACTCAAGAGAAAATCAACCATATATCATTAGAGAAATTGGACAAAGATTTTTTGGGTTTATTGGTGGAGATGAATCACCACCACTTATTGCAGATAGTGGATTATTCCGAGGTGGTATTGTAACTCAATTAGATAGAGTTAGACTTGATTCTGAAAGAATTGGTAAGTTCTTATTATCACCAAAAGGTATAGTTTGGAACTTAAAACAATTTGTATTACA